TGCTTTCAATAGCGACGGTCGTTGGTCTCAGGAAAAGTTCTCTAATCTAGTTAACGTAATCACTAAGGCTTCTAATGACATTGCAACTGCTACTTTCCGTGGAGCCGGTAACTTCGTTATCGTCAGTCCTCGCGTAGCTACTGCTCTACAGGCTGCCGGTCCTCAGTTTACCGCTAACACTGCCGAAGTAAATGCAACTACCACCGTTACTGAAGTAGGCAAGATTAACGGAACCATTACCGTTTATCGTGACGCTCTCGCTCCTCTAGACTATGCGCTTGTTGGTTATAAGGGTCCTAGTATCAATGATGCCGGTATCATTCTTTCCGACTTTATCACTGGTCTGTTTAACTCAGCCGTCCGTCCAGATGATTTTGGCCGGAATATTGGAGTTATGAGCAGATATGCTATTACTGATTCTCTTCTAGGATCAGGGCGTTACTATCGTGCAATTCAGGTAGTAAATCTAGACAAGGTTATTGGTTCATAATAAAAATCAATAGTCGCTAAATTTTTAAGAGAGATTCTGCAAAGGGTCTCTCTTTTTATTTGTAAAAATATTGTAAAACTTTGTAACATCTTCGTGATTTAGGGGCGAACATGCATAAATAAAAGAAAGCTAAACATGGAGAATTGAAAATGAATTACATGAGAATTTATAACAAAATTATTAAAAATGCTCAGACAAAATATCGAGTAAAAGGCAAAGGAGAATATTTTGAGAAACATCATATTATTCCTAAATGTCAAGGAGGAACTAATAACCAAAACAATTTAGTTTTATTAACAGCTAGAGAACATTATCTCTGTCATAAACTTTTGCAAATGGCTAATCCGCATAATAGAGAACTTGCTTTTGCTTATCAATGTATGATTACTAGAAAGACAGGGGAACGAAAAGTTGCAACTGCTAAAGAATATGAATATTGTAGAATAAAAATTGCAAAGTTGAACGAAGAATATTTTAAGCATAATCCTGGAAATAGAAAAGGTTCTCACCAATCTCAGGAAGCAATAGAACAACAAAAAGCAAAACTAAAAATATATTACGAAAACCTTTCTCCAGAGGATAGACAATTATGGGTAGATAAGTTTTCTGGAGAAAATAGTCCCACCTACGGAATTCCTCGCACCGACGAAGTTAAAGAAAAAATTTCAGATGCAACTTCCTCAGAAATTGTATATGCTGGTGTAAAATATTCTTCAGTAAAAGTTGCCGCAAGAAAATTAAATATGAACGAAAAGGCTATTAGAAGTAAAATTATTAGAGAAGAAGAAAAAGGAAATCCTGATTACAAATATATGGAGCATCGAGTCGTTAATATGGACCATTCAGAAAAAATGAAACCAGTCCTTTTCAATGGAATAAAATACAAATCTTTAACAGAAGTTGGAAAGAAAATTAACAGAACTCAGCCAAGGATCAAACAAATAATGGAGGAAGAGGTCTCCAAAGGAAATCCTCTTTTCAAATATCTTTAAGAAAGTTCTTGACAAGTTATTAAAAATTTGTTATATTAGAGGGACCCAATTGGAAATTAAACAAAAGGAAATGATATATGAGCGAACAAATTAAACTTGGGACTTTTCAAAAAGGAGAATTACATCCTGGATATGGAAAAGAACGTTCAGAAGAAACTCGCAATAAAATTGGAGAGGCAAATTCTTCAGAAATAATTTTTGATGGAGTTTTTTATAAATCTATAAAAGATGCGTCTATAATTCTTAATAAAAATGATGAATATATTAAGTCTAAATTATATAGAGAAGAAGAAAAAGGAAATAAAAATTATAAAAGATTGCACAAAAGAATAGTTTCGGAAAATCTTATTGTTGGGATGAAACCAGTTCTTTTTAATGGAGTCGAATATAAATCTTTAACAGATGCCGCGCAAGCTATTGGAAAGACTCAACCAAGAGCTAAACAAATAATCACAAAAGAAATCTCAGCCGGAAATCCTCTTTATAAGTATCTCTAAAAATTTCCGAAAAAGTCTCTAAATAATTCTATGAAAACGTTAGTAGAATATATAGAAAGTTTATTGCTAGAGTCTTTACAAAAAGTTTATCATGCTACTTATCTAGACAATGCGATAAGTATATTAAAAAATGATGAAATAGAATTGAATCCCAACATAGCAAAAGTAGAGAAACAAATGGGTCCCGACAAGTATTATTTTCTATCTACTATGCGAAACAAGTCCGGAAAATATTTTTTAGGTAGTGAAGGTCATTCGAAACGTCCTAGAGTTCCTTTGTATTTTGAATTAGATTTTGATTCTTTAAAGAGTAAAATGAAATCTAAGTCTGTTGATTATTGGGGATCTGGAAGAAAGGGATCTGAGGAAGAAGAGAGATTCTGGAGCAACGAACCTAAGTTAGATCATGTGAATAAATTTATAAATTCTATTCATGTTTTGATAGAAAATATTGAAGATGCTGATAAGAATAAGATTAATTTGGTTAGGTTGAAAGATTTAGAACTCCTCGCAAAAACTAGAAAAATTCCTATATATTTTTACGATAAACCTGAGAATTACGTTTTAGGAAAGAAACCTATAGACTTTCAATTCCCCGAAGATGTTAGTCCTAGTTCTAACTATTACACGAAAAAAAGTGAATATCACGAAGAAGTTATAGAGATTGTTAAGTTTTTAAATGGTGAACGATTGGCCGGACATGAAGTTAAGCATTTAAAGGGACGGTTGTTCGGATATTTTTGGGAAGAGAATATTGGAGCTATAGAGCATTATCTTCATGCGTCCGGAAAAAATATTAAAGAGGAGCAGAAAAAGTATAGTAGAGAGTTTGTAGAATTGATGAGAAAATATAAGAAAAAGGATGTTAAATCATTTCTTATAGATATTGTTAGACCAGAACTTAAGAAAAAACTTGGGAGCGTCTGGTGAAATTTCTTCAGTTTTATAAATTATTTTCCGAAAGCCCGATACAGGAAGACCTTGATTCAAAAGGCAATCCAATACCTTCGAAAGAATCTATTAAAAAATTCCACCAGACTAAGAATAATTACCGTCCAGATTATTCGAAAGACCCTTTAAATATTGCTACGAAATCTCTTTTCTCAATTTCTTCAAAAATATCTAATCAAAAAACCAGAGAAAAGTTTGCTGAAGTGATTTACAGAAACATGGGAAATTTAGAAAATCTTTTGAAAAACATTCGAAAGTTGAACCAAGACTCTATAAATAATTCTGAGCAAGAAAACATTGAAAAGATGCTCAGGAGATTTGAAAATGATTTATAGAAACATTAGACCCTGGCCGATTACAATTGAGAACAAGATTTACGGAACAAAGTATGTAGTAGAGTCTCAAGGATTGACTCCAGACCTTCCCGAAAGTGTTGCAAGAGGTTATAGAGGGACATTGGTAGAAGTTCCTAGTGCTGGTCCTAAAGTGATTCCTACTATTAAAGTTTTGAGAAATGATGGAGAATTATTTGAACAAAATGCTTCGGTGATTCCCAATGAACTTTACGAAGAAATTGTAGATAAGCCTTCGGAAAATGTAGAGCAAGTTCTTAACGAAACTAAGAAAGGCAGAGGTCGTCCAAAGAAGATTGTCTAGTGTTTCCTGCAATTTTAGATTACCTTTTCGAAAAGTATTCCGGAAAGATTTTTAATATTATTCTTAAAGAGATGTTCGAAGATTGCTTGAAAGAATTGAGAAAATATTCAGAACCATCTTTTGAAGAGATTTTAGAATTTTCAGAAAACAGGATTCAAAATTTCTTAAAATGTTGTTATGAAGCTTATAGTAATGCTGAGTATCTTTTAGAAGTAATAGATTTAGAAAAGGATTACAGAAAGATTGAGAAAGATCTTTTGAAAAAGTTTTCTGAAAAATCTAAATAATTCTAAAAGAGGAATATTTATGAAATTTGCAGATTATATTGGTATGCTTGCTGAAAGTGTAGAAGAGTTGACTTTCGAAAAGCTTAAGAAAGAACTTAAAGCTGGTAAGAAATTTCACTGGAGCAATAAAGGATATACTATTGTTTTGGATAAGAATGGGAAAGTTCTTGTAGGCTGGGATGTTGGTGGAAAGAAAGAGAATTGGGTAGGATTAGACAAAGACAATTTCGAAGAATATTCTGAAAAGATTTTCGAAGAAGGGAAGAAGTTGGATGAAGAATTAGATAATAAAAAATATTTCTCTACAAAAGTTAATATAGATAAACTTGTCGCAACTCTTAAAGAACCTTCAAATGTTAAGAAATTGAATCCAAGAGAAAAAGAAATGTTTGAAGGATTTAGAACTCTTTTTTCAAGAATTGTTATTTTCGGAAAATATCCAGATGAGTGTTCAGAAGTTGAAGGGGAGATTTTTCAAAAATTAGGTTTAAAGGTTTCTGGAAAAAAGACTGATACTACTGGAACATATTACACAAAGATTTCCAAATAGTTTCTTAAAGACATTTTAAAATATTGACAAAAGGCTCTTCGAAAGTTGAGCCTTTTCTTTTTGAAATAAATAGTTTTATGAAATTCTCAGAATATATCACAGAAGATAAACCTATTGGAAATAAGAATAAAGAACTTTGGTTTGATTATTTAAAAGATAATTTTTCGAAAGATCCTAAAGATTTATATGTTACCTTTGTGTCGGAAGATAAGGTAGGTATAAATCCTAAATCAAGATGGAACACACCTAATGGAGTTTATACATATCCTTTAGAATGGGTATTAGAAGGAAACAAAATACCATTTAGAGGAAGTTCTCCAAAAAAGATTAAAGTGTTAAAATCTATTTCTGATAAAGTATTGAATGATAAGTTTTCCGAAAAGGATTTAGAAAAGACTTTGGAAAAATTGAAGCCAGTTGTAGAAAGCCTTTTGAAAACCAACGAAACGTTTCTATCTAGGTATGAAGATTTTTCTAATTTTATAAAAGATGTTATAGAAGAGTCAAATAATAAATCACCATTCGGAAAGATTTGGAACATTACTAGAAAACTTTCCGAAAATCCTAACAAGTGGTCTAAGTTACTAATTGATTTGGGTTTTGATTTTGTGGTAGATGATGGACATGGAATTATTCACGACAACGAACCCACACAAGCGGTATTTTTAAATCCAAAATCTTATAAAGTTATTGGCGAAGAATTTATAGATACTGAGAATAGATATATTACAACTAATAAAGTGTTTGATGTAAAATCTTTGAAAGAACTTTTAGAAAAGTCTACTCCAGAAGCTGTCGGAAATTTTCTTTTGAATAATAAAGAATTGATTATGAAACTTTCCGAAAATAAGATTATAGACACGTTCAAAGTTTTGGTTAGTGCTATTTTTGGAAGATTATATAATAGTGGTGCTGGCGCAAAAGTTATTGATAAAGTATTAAATCTATATAAATCATTTTTTATTAAATTCTATAAAGTAGTTGGGATTACTGATTTTGATAGTTTATATTTTGTTCCTAAAGATGCTGTATTATCTTTTATAGAATATTATCATGATATTTTTAAAGAAAAGATTTTCAAAAGTTTTCTAAAAGAAGATTATAAAATATTTGAATTTATAGGTTCTGAAGATTTTTATGATTATTTTAATGATGTTATAAAAGAATTATTAAAAGCATATGAATTAGGATTTATGAAAGAACTTTTGAAAACTACTAATTACAAAATATTATATGCGAACGAATCATTATTTAAGAAAATTTATGAGCACGATCCAGATTTAATTACAGTAGATTATATCAAATCACAAATCGAAAAAAAATTAGAAGAATCTTACAATCTATTAGAATCCGAATTCACCCTTTCCGAAATAGACCCAGAAAGCATTTACAAAGTTTTCAAAGATTCCTACGACAAATCTACTGGAATGTCTTGGGATTATAACAAGTTTATTCAAAGATCCGCAAATTGGAAGTTCTTTGGAAACACTGAAGGATTTGTAACTGTAAGAGTTCAAAAATCTGGTTTCTGGAAAATTACTTCTTGTGCTGGAAATCCTAAAGGAATCTTAAAAGGACTTGAAGAATTAGTCTCTAAGAATGTTCCTCTTTGGACGGCAGCTACTGGAGAACTTTCGGAAATGCTTAAGAAAAAAGGTTTCATAGTTTTCAAAGGAATGCTATACGGCTTTGCTATTAAAAAGTTTGTAGAAGGGATTGATAAGAGTGTTTTCGGAGATGATATAGAAAAGGTAGAATCAGACGGAGGAATTATTTTTAACATAGACGGAAAGAAGTTTAAGAAATACTTCTGCTGTAATAAAGAATATCTTAAGTCCGCATTAAAGTCTGATAAAGTTCCGGAAACTGTTAAGAAAATTTTAGGAGCATTTTTATGAGGTTTTTAGAATATCTTAAATTAAATGAATCTCCTTTGATCGATGATAAGTATGGTCGTCAGGCAGAATATCCAAAATATATTAAGAATGATTTTTTAGAAGAATATAATAAAACAAAATTGGTAGAAACTATTGGTAATATAGAATTTAGAACAAGTAAAGAATCTGATGGTAAGAAAGTTTATTCTCTTTATTATATTGTAGATAAATCTCCTGTTGCAATTTTGAAATATATTTTCTTAAAAGATAAATTCCCAACAAATATTAAATTTCCTATAGTTGCTTGGATATATGTAGATAAAAATTTTAGAGGTTCTGGTATAATAGATAAACTTCACGAATTTGTTATGAATAGATTCGGTGGTTTTATTTCGGACAAATGGCTGAGTAATTCTTCGTTCAAATTTTATAAAAAGTTTTCGGAAAAATATCATATATATAAGATTAAAAATGACACCAAGCATAAAGATATTCCGGAAGAAAGGCTGCCTCAAGAAGTCGATTTAGATAATTATAAACCAAACGAAAACGAAAGGTTTGTGTTTTCTAAAACTAAATTAAAGACAGTAGATTTGGAAAATTTTTGGAAAATATATTACGATAATTTATTTAATGAATTGTCTGAGCTTTTGGAGAAATAAAAATGAAATTTGGACAATATATAGAACTATTTGAAGATGTTCCTGTCGGATTAAAGAATAAAGAACTTTGGTTAGATTATTTGAAAGAAAAGTATTCTAAATCAAAAGGCATGGACAAACTTTATGTATCTTTCGTCAATGTAGATAAAATAGGAATCAATCCTAAAAGCCCTTACGACACTCCCATCGGCGTTTATACATATCCTTTAGAATGGGTATTAGAGGAAGAAGATGTTCCTTTTCGTGGAGAGATTAAACCAAAGAAGGTTAAGGTTTTGAAAAGACTTTCCGAAAAAGTTTTGAATGATGATTTGACAGAGGCTGAATTAAATCATTACAAGGACATCTTAAAGAAACAATATAAAATAGACTCTGTAGATCTTTTAGAATGGAATAACAAAGCTAGAAAGAAAACTCCATTTGGAAAACTTTGGAATATTACTAGAATGCTTTCGTTAAAACTTTCTAAAAACAAACCAGAAAAATCTGCGAAAGATATGACTCCGGATGAATTGGCTGATGCGCTTTCTGGTGTAAATAAAACTCCTGCAAAAAATTCGGCAGTCATTTGGAATAAACTTTTAAGAGACTTAGGATTTGATTATGTTCAAGATAATGATTTCGGTATTATACATCCTTCAGAACCTACTCAAGCAGTTTTTTTAACACCTAAAGCATATAAAGTAATTGATGAAGAGTTTGTAGATTCTGAAGAAAGATTCAAACATACTCATAATCAAGAGACCAAAGATTTGATAGAAAAGATTCAAAAAGATGGTTGGTCTCCAAAGTTAATAAACAAAATTATAGAAGAAAAAAGATATAGTTTATTAAAAGTTTTTCAATTAGATGGTATAGAAAGGGCCGACGATGCTTTAAGCCTTTCGGTATGGCTTTCTAAAAATGATGGTAATAAACTTTTCGAAAAACTTCTTCCATACTTTCTTAAAAATAATAAATTAGAGAATATAGATTTTTATATAAATGTTGCTATAGAATTTTGGTTAGATGATAAAAAAAATTATGAACCTCTTTTGAAATTACTTTCTTTAAAGACTGATATAAAGTTTGATAAAGAGATTTTAGAAAACCATATTACAAGACTTTTAACATTTTTAAGAAACTATATTACAAACGATGACTTAAAAACCAGAGAAGCCTTTATAAAATATCTTGAGGACCATGAATGAAATTCTCACAATACCTAAACGAAGACAAACCAGTAGGAAAAAAGAATAAAGAACTTTGGTTAGAATATCTTCAAAAGAATTATAAACCAGATGATAATTTATTTGTATCATTCGTTTCGGTAGACAAAGCTGGAATCAATCCTAAAAGCCCTTACGACACTCCTATAGGCGTTTATGCGTATCCTTTGAAGTTTGCTATGACTGAAAAGATACCCTATCGTGGCCAGAACAAACCAGTAAAAATTAAAATTATCAAACCTACAAATGATAAAGAACTTTCAGATGATATTTCCGAAAAGGCTTTAGAAAATTTGTTGGAAATCATTAAACTTAAATATAACATAAAAGAGCACCATATAGAGAAATGGTCTGATGAAGCACTGATAGATACTCCTATGGGAAAACTTTGGAACATTACTAGAGAACTTTCAAGAAATTCTAATAATCATTCCGGAACAAACATGACATCTCCTACAAAATGGACTAAAATTTTAATAGACCTAGGCTTTGATTATGTAGTAGATAATGGAACTAAAGTAATCCATTCAAACGAACCAACCCAAGCAGTATTCTTAAATCCAAAATCCTACAAAGTAATAGATGAAGAGTTTGTAGATTCCGAAGAAAGATTCAAACATACTAAGAACCCTTTATTAAAACTAGATAAAATATCTGAAATTAATTGGAACGAAACTTTAATATTAGATGCTTTGGAAGATAAAAAACTTTGGAAATATCTTAAACAAAAAGATCGTGCTGATTTTAATGCTCTAGAAGCAACTATTAAAGATGGTTTAAAAGATCTTTTAGAACCACTTTTGAAAACTAATTTGTTCAACCTTTCCGAAAAATCTTCTAAAAAATTAAGACAAACAGACGATTCTGGAATATATCTAACTGATCTAGCTTTCCGAAGTGGTTCCTGGAACATTTTAGAAAAACTTTTGGAATTAGATGTCCCACATGCTTCCGAAGAAAAATATGTAGAAGATTATATTTCAGATTATAGAGAATATATCAAGGCGTTAGAATTCGGATTAGTCACCAGAAAAACAGAACGCAACAATGGCCCACTTTTTAGATATTATATTAAGGGAATATTAAATAACGAATTGTCTCTAGAAGATTTTCTATCACATCATCCTAAACTTGATTGGAAATATGGAACAGCAAATGAAGACGTAGTAATAAGTTTAATCAAAGATATTCTAACAGGTTATAAAGCAATTTTCGAACCAGATACTCTAAAAAATTTCGAAAAACTTTTAGAAAATTATCCAGTTAAAAATAATCAAAAAGAAATTGCAAAAGCTTTCGACCATATATCTATAACAAAAGGAATAGAAACCATATTAGAAGATTTAGTAATAGCCGGTCTAAATCCTAAAGTAGATTCTGACCTAGGTAAAGATTCTATATTCTATAAAATTTGTGAACAAGGCTTCCATCCAGAAAGAAAACTAGAACTAATAGAATTCATGATACATCAACATTGGGGAACTAAAACTCTAATAAAAGCTATAGAAGAATCTGACTTAAAACATAAAGACCAAATCGTCCAATTGTTAGAAGGAAAATAAAATGCCTATAGAAAAAGTTCCAGGTGGTTTTCGTGTCCACAACACCACCACAAAAAAACCACTCACAAAAAAGAAAGCATTAAAACAACTAGCTGCAATAGAAATCTCTAAACATATGCAAAAAGATTATCAAGAATTTTTGGCAGACCTTTTAGAAGACGTTTCCGAAAAGCCTATTAAAAAAGTTTCCGTAATATTTTCCGAAGAAATTCCAGGGAAAATTGTAAAAGAAGAAACTAGAGTAGTAATGAAAAATAAAGATGTGTCGGAAGTTCTTGATAAATCTTTTCATCCTAGGTCGGACATTGTAAAACTTTACTATAAACTTTCCGAAAACGATTTGAAAAAACTTGGAAAGGAATTTGGTGGGAAACTTGGTGGGAATTTTTCGAAAAGTAAGGATATCGTTTTTAAGATTGTTCTGAACCTTGGAGAAGATAAAGGGAATATTTGCTATAACTATTTCTTTAATGGGGACTCGTTTGAACTATACCCTGACGTAGAACATTTTCGGAAAGATGTTGAAAGAGGGATCGTGATTTCTGGGAAAGATTTGTCGGAAATTTTTGGATAAGGTTTTGGTCAGATTTGTTTAGGAACTTTGGTGAACTTTGGGAAAATTTTTTATAAATACTTTCGGAATAGTTTTAGAGAAGTTTTTCGGAAAAATAGGCGGAAATAAATGATTACTACTATGAATGATTTCGTAGATTATGTTAGAATGATGTTAGGTGCATCAATAATAAATATAGAATTAACAGACGATCAAATACTACAAACAATCGAAGATTCTTTGGATATTTTTAATAGGTATACGTATGGCGAAGCAACTTACAGAGATACTATGATTATAAGCATTTCTGCTGGAGTTTCGGCATATCAGTTAGATTCTACTGTAAATAGCGTATTAGATATTTCTAAACCTAATGGGGACGACATCAATAAGCTCTTTACCCCCCAGCACGAATTGCTTTATAGCCAATTTCAAAATGGTTCTTTTTTGGGAACTGGTGGTGGAGAAGGAAACTTGGGCGGCGGATATGCGGTCGGAAATTATGTCACAACATTAACATATATGACAGAAATTGACAATATTTTCGAAAAATCGTATGTCTGCACCTTCTCAGAGAATACAAATACTTTGAGAATATGGCCTTGTCCAGAACAGTCACACCAATCTATGTTAACTATTTGGAGAAAAGAAAACTCTTCAGATTTGTTTAATCATATACTTTTGAAAAAATTAGTAAGAGCAAAATGTATGATATTGTGGGGGCTAATTTTGGGCAAGAACCTCATAACATTACCGGGTGGATCAACGATAAACTACCAGATGTATCTTGATAGAGGAACTAAAGAAGAAGAAGAGGCTATTTCTGATATTAAGATGGAAACAAATCCGCCCATAATGCTTATTGGATAGATAGACTATAAGATTTCGAAAATATTTCTTAAAATTTCTAATCAATTGACTAAATAATTATAGACAAATCTCCTATCGCGGGTTGGTTTGTTTTGGGAGAAATCCCAGCGATAGAAAACAAATCAACCTTTAGGAGAATCTTTAAGATGAAAAGATGTGGACATTGTCATGAATGGAAAGATGAATCAAATTTTTGTAAGAATAAAAATTATAAAGATGGTTTACATAATACTTGTAGACAATGTGTAAAAGAATATAAAAAAGAATATCATATAATATCATTTGTAAAAAGAAGCATTAAAGGCAAAGAGTATAGAGAAAATAATAAAGAGAAAATTAAAATCGGAAAAAAGAATTCTGAAGCAAAAAATCCAGAAAAATATGTTGCTACAAGAAAAGAATGGATAAAAAACAATAAAGAAAAGCATATAGCATATCAAAAACAATATCATATAGAAAATAGAGATAGAATTAAAATTATAAATGATGTATGGCGAAAAAATAATAAAGAAAAAATATCTAAACAAAAATTAGAATACGAAAAGGATAGACTTTCTCATAGTCCTTATTTAAGATTTGAAAAGAATTTTAGGGGAAGGGTTCGTGATGGAATAAAAGAATTTTCAACAAATGGCAAAACAAAAACTTGTGTTGAATATGGAATTGATTTCAAAGAAATTTATGAAAACCTCGGAGAAAGGCCAGGATCAGGAAAAGATTGGCATTTAGACCATATTATTCCGTTGATTGTTTTTAATTTAGATTTATATGAGCATATATATCTATCAAACTATGCGGAGAATTTAAGATGGCTTCCTGCAAAAGAAAACGATTCTAAGGCCGACAAAATAGTTTGGTCTTTAATAGACCAATCCCCAAAGTTACTTGAAATCGCTACTTTACTAGGAATTAAAAAAGAGCATGATGGGATTGAGGGAAAAGTTTTAAGAAAATTATTCTATCCTGCTCTTCCAGAACTTTTTGAAGAGGTTAACTAAAAATTTCTTGACAACCTAGATTAAATATGATATAAATAATAGTAGAACAAGTCTTCTGTAGCAGGTTTGATTTGTTCTGAAAGGGTAAAAACTTTCGTGCTACAGAGAACAAATCAAACCTCCAGGAGAATTTATGTTATGACACATGAAGAATATTTTCGAAAACTTTTCGAAAGATTTCCAGAAAATTTAGAAAAGTTTGATTATAAAGATGCTCAATATACTGGCGCGTTGAATCTAATTAAACTTACATGCAAAGCACATGGTCACGAATTTGAACAACCAGCACATAGCCATTATCAAGGCAGTGGTTGTCGAGAATGTTCCCAGGCACCGATATCAAAAGAATTATATTTAGAAAAACTTTTTATAAAATTTCCAGAAAATGAAACAGAATATGAATATGAAAAAGTAGTATATGAAGGAAATAAAAATCCAATTTTAATTAAACATAATATTTGCCGGAATGAATTTTGGCAAAATGCTAGTAAACATTCTCAAGGACAAGGATGTCCTTTTTGTTATGGGACGCCTAAAAAGACCACTGATGGGTTTATAAAGGAAGCGAAATTAAAACATGGAGAAAAATATAAATATCATCTTGTAAAATATGATGGTAGAGACAAAGAGGTCAAAATAATTTGTCCAGAACATGGAGAATTTGAACAACTAGCAGCAAGTCATTTACAAGGATGTGGTTGTCCAAAGTGTGTCGGAAAAAATAAAACAACAGAAGACTTTAATAAAGAAGCAGATGAAATTCATGAAGGAAAATATAAGTATCATTTAGTCGAATATAAAAATAGTAATACTCCAGTTAAAATATGGTGTCCGATACATGGAGAATTTGAACAACTACCTGGAAATCATTTGGCTGGACATGGGTGCGATGCTTGTGGAGGAACTAAAACAAAGACCACTGCCGAATTCAAAACTGAGGCTATTGCTATTCACGGAAACAAATTTAATTATGATAATGTTGTTTATATAAATGGAGATGTTGAAGTTGAAATTTATTGTAATACTTGTAATAAATTTTTTATGCAGTTGCCAGAAGTTCATTTAAGAGGATGTGGTTGTCCAAAGTGTGTTGGAAAAAATAAAACGACAGATGAATTTATAGATGACGCAAATGAAGTTCACGATTTCAAGTATAGTTATGTGGATACTATTTATGAGAATTCCTATACAAAGGTTAAAATAATTTGTCCTAAACATGGAATGTTTGAACAAACCCCTACTTCTCATTTGCAAGGAAAGGGATGCTCTGATTGTAATACGTCTGTTGGTGAAGTAGAAGTAAGAAAAATATTAAAAAGGTTTCAAATTGATTTTGACACACAATATAAATTTGAAGATTGTAGAGGGCTAAAAAATAAGTTACCATTTGATTTTGCTGTTTTCGAAAATGGAGTCCTTCTTGGTTTAATTGAATTTCAAGGAGAACAACATTATATTATACCTTATTATAGTAGTGGCCCAGAAAAGAATGAGAAAACTTTTGCAGATATTCAACGCTCAGACAAAATTAAGAAAACTTATTGTGAAAATAACGATATAAATCTTTTCGAAATAACTTATAAAGATTTGCTAAAAGGAGTTAATCATATAGAGAAAATGATTAAGCAATTCTTCCCTCAGTTATTTCCGAAACAACTTGAAATGTTTTACGAAAATCCTTATAAAAAGTTAATCAAAGATTTCTCAAACGATACCGAAAATATAGATAAAGATATAGAACCACAAGACTCAGAAGATTTCCAAGAAGAACTCTAATAAATAATTAAAAAAGTAGGTATAAAAATATGTCTAAGTTATCTTTCGAAAAATTTCTCTTAAAAGAGTCTGCAAATGTTAATGTAAAAGAATTGACCAGTATTCTAAACACTGCTCAAAAATCTATTGAAAAAACTGAAGACAAAGATGATAAAGAAGATTTGGTAAAAGAGTTTGCGGAAAAGATTCTTAAAGTTCTCGAAGATTTGATAGAAAATTTTGCGAAGGAACCATCATACTTGACAAAAGAACAGGTAGAAGAAGTTAGGAAGATTTTAGATGAATCTGGAATCAAGCATAAGGAAGTTGAATCATATTTGACAGCATCTTTAGAAAGTGATAAGAGAAAGGCTTTTGAAGAAGAACATGGAGAAGATTCTGAAGATGATGATAAGATTGCTAAGAAGGCTAAAGAGAATGCAAAGGATGACGAGAATTTAGAAAAAGAGACTGAGAAGGATTTGAAAGAGCTTGAAAAGAAAGTTGGTAGGAAGCCTAAGAAAGTTTTGCTAGGGATTGTCAAGAAAGAAGACGATGGAGAGGTTTTAGAAGCCATTGTAGGCGATACTGAACTGAGTGTGAGGGACATAGAGGGTTTAGAGTATAGAGAGGATGTAATGGCTGCTATGTTTAATGCAAGAGATTTGAAGACTCCTGCTGCGATTACCAAAAGAGTTAAGGATTTGAAAGGTGATGTAGTATATTTTTATGATGAGAAGAAGAAAGATAATGATGAAGAATTTTGGAAGATTATTCCGTATAAGTTTTAAGAAAGTTTGTTAGGGTTTTTAGAAAGGCTCTTCGAAAGTTGAGCCTTTTCTTTTTGAGAATCTTTTCCGAAAGGTTTTAGATAAATATTTCTAAAAGAGGCTAAAATGAATATATCAGCTACTATTAAAACATCTGCGGTAAATATTGTGAATATAGCTGTGGATGGATCTCGTTATAATATTGTTTATGTAGATGCTGCAAAAAATCTTAATATTTTACAAGGGAATATTCCGTTTGATATTACGGCTCCTTTTGGAACTGCTGCTATTATAAATTTCGCTACTAGTGCTGGAATAATTTCTTAAAAGGTTTTTAAAAAATGACTGATAATGTTTCTATAAATGCGGCAAATAATCAAGTAGCTTTAATAGCATCTGAAACATTTGGTGTATTATCAGCACAGTGTCAAGTAGTAAAGCCGGTGTTTGGTTCTCAAGATGTTCAGCAATATATTTCATCAGCTTCTCCATTACCTGTTTCAAATGGTTTAGGTGTAGGTTATTTGCAAAGTATTCCTTCGGGAACTTCTTCAGGAACTTCTTTAAACTCTCCTTCATATTATTCTTCGGTTAGATTTTATTTACATCCTGGAGATTTGATATCATATTCTATATCTAATTCAGCAACTGGTTCTCCATATTTTACATTATTTGGAAATGATATTGGAGTAAATTGGGATGAGCCTCTTTCTAACGGGCAGAATGTATATATTGTATCAGCTTCCGGAAACCCTTTGTATAGATTTTTGTAAGAACTATTTATGAAGTGATAAATATCTGCATGAGTTTATTACTTCTTTTCAATACAAGTCCTGCTGTTGACCCAAATCAGACGGCGTTCTCTACTTCAAGAGTTCCTAGTCAAGTTTATTTCAATCATTTTAATTCGAATTATGACAATGAAAGATTTCTGTATGATTTGTTGTTAGCAGAAGCATATAATAAACATGGTGTTTGTTGTTCTTATATAAAAATTTCCTATGATCTAAATTATGATAAATTATTTAAAGAAGATAATAACAGGACTATAGAAAGACGTTTTAATATTATGGCATACTTTGATCTTCCCCGTGAAACAAAAACTTTCTCGAATGCTGGAATAGGTTGGTCCGAAATTTTTCACATCTTTTTGTCTAAGGCTCACTTTAATGTTGCTTCTACTTGTGACGCTTCAGGAAATCTTTCGGCATATCCTCCTTATATTCCGCAAGTGTCTGACATTTTAGAGACCCAATATAATGGAGTCTTTTATGAAATTATAAGCGTTAAAGATGCTGTTGAAGTATTTTTACAAGGAAAACATTCGTGGGATATCGTTGTAAGAATTTTCCGAGACAAACACTTAAACGTTTCTCCGGATACTTCTGGAACAATGACAGACTTACTTCAATATGTAAATCAGAGTGACTTATTCAACATCGGTAATTTTATAAACCAAGAAAATAACACAATAGCATATCAGCCAGCCATTTCGGAATGTCCTCCAAAAGATCCGTTTAATGAATGGTGGAATAATTAAGGAAATAAAAATGAAATTTACAACCTACATTAAAGAAAGTTCTCAAAAAAGTCTTAAAGAAAAATCGGACATTCTTAAAGCAAAACTTATTAAAAGGTTTAATTTTGATAAGAAAGTAACTATAAAAGAACTAGAACAAATTGCCAAAGAGAATGACAAAACTCCGGAAGAAATTTTCGAAATGGTTTTTGAAATATTGAACCATTTTCTTTATAGACGTTACGAAAAGTTTACTGGAAATAAAGAAGAATTAAAATCTGGTTCAAAAGAAGAAATGGAACATAGTATCCTAGACCATAG